TATTTACTCTGCAATGTCAGGTGATGCAACTGCAAGTGATGCAGGAGCATTAACAATAGCAAATGATGCAGTTGAAAGTGGTATGTTAAATGACAACATAATTAGTGGTCAAACAGAATTAGCATCAGGATTAGAAACAACAGATGAATTACTTGTAAGTGATGCAGGTACAATTAAAAGAATGGATGTAAGTGTTCTAACAGCAGTTACTGACGATAGTGCGACAGCGTTAGCTATCGCATTAGGATAATGCTTGACAAACAAGCAATTTTCGTGTATAATTAGACAAACAAGGAAGGAAAAATGGCGAATACATTTAAAGTAAAAACCAATGATGCAATGCCATCAAGTGCAGGTACTCCTTTAACACTTTACACTGTACCATCTAGTACAACAACTATTGTATTAGGTTTGATACTATGTAATGTAGATACATCACAAAGAACTGTTGATGTGCAACTTGTATCCGACACAAGTGATACTGAAACAAACGCAACTGTAAAGTTATTGGAAAATGTTCCAATACCTGCAGGTTCAAGTTTGGAAGTATTATCAGGTGGTAAAGTTGTGTTACAAACTACAGACGTGTTAAAGATAGACTGTGACGTTGCAGCTAAGATTGATGCTACGCTTTCAATTATGGAGATAACATAATATGGTTCATATAGGTAATACACCTGCAAGTAACTTTGCATCTGTAACTAAAGATACATTTAGTGGAGATGGAAGTACAACTGCTTTCACATTATCTAAAGCTGCGACAACAAATGGAGTTGCAGTCTTTGTAGAAAACGTAAGACAAGAACCTACAACAGCGTATGCAGTTAGTGGTACTACATTGACATTTACTGCTGCACCTGTAAGTGCTAGTGGAAATAATATCTATGTGTTACATCACAATTCACCTGCAAGTACAGCAACACATCCTGCGACACAGGCTTTAACTGCTACAAGTGGTACGTTTACAGGAGCATTTACTTCTGTTGGAATTGATGACAATGCTGATGCTACAGCTATTACGATTGATAGTTCTGAAGATGTTACATTGTCTGGTAATTTATTAACTGGAGTAAATAAAAATATTGATGTAAGAGATGCAGATGGTCATGTGTCTGGCAGATTAAGAAATGTTAGTGGTAGTAATAATGCTTTAACAATAGAAGCTGACCCTGATAATTCTGCTTCTGGTTCATATGTATCTTTTAAAGTAGATACATCAGAAAAAATGAAAGTTGATGATACTGGTGATGTAACAATTTCTGATGGCGATTTAGTTATAGGAACAAGTGGTCATGGGATAGATTTTAGTGCTACTGCTAATACAAGCACATCAGGTGCTAGTATGTCATCTGAACTTTTTGATTATTACGAAGAAGGTACATGGACACCTGCAGGGTATGGTGGCACTACAGCAGGTTCTTTTTCTGCAACAACTGTAGCAGGTGTTTACACAAGAATAGGAAGAATAGTATATTGTGAAGTTAGAATTAGTTCAGGTAGTTTAAGTGGTGCAGCAGGTACATTTCAGGTTAGTGGATTGCCTTTCACAATAGGTGGTACACAATATGGTTGTTCTGGTTCATTTGCATTTAATACTATAGATTTTGACCCATCAACTATTCCAGTAATTCAGCTAGGGTCAAGTACAAATTTTTATTTTCTTGTATCACAAGATGATACAGGTTGGTCAACTTTAACTGTTAGTAATTTTGATTCAACTTTTACACTTATTGGAACATTTATTTACCAAACTGGATAAAGGAATAATATATGCCATACATAGGAAAAACAACAGACGGATTTGGAGTACGAAATAGGTTCGTATACTTAGCATCAAGTGGTGATACATCCGTAAGTGGAGCAGATGCCAATGGAGCAACACTGACATTTACAGATGGTGCATACGTTGACGTATATCTTAATGGTGTGTTGTTAAAACCAACAACAGACTATAACACAAGCACTGCTAACACGATAGCAGGTCTATCAGCACTTAATACAAATGATGAAGTAACTGTGGTGGTCTATGATGTGTTTACTGTTGCTGACATGGTAAGTGCTACAAGTGGTGGTACGTTTAATGGTGCAGTTACGTTTGGTGCAGGTATTGAAGGTGGTGTTGTATTTAATGATGATTCTGCTGACGTAGATTTTAGAGTTGAGAGTAATGACCAAACTCATATGTTGTTTGTAGATGGTGGAATAAATCAAGTTGGTGTTGGAGTTGTACCTAATGATGGTTGGAATACTAATTTTCTTGGCATAGACATAAATAATCAAGGTGGCATACATCATTATACAAGTGCTGATTTAACTGTAGAAAATAATGCGTATTTTGATAGTAGCAACGCTTGGAGATACAAAAGAGATGGGTATGCATCAAGATTAAATTTTATAAATGCAAGTGGTAATGTAAAATTTTCAAGTGCTGCAAGTGGTTCAGCAGATGGTGCTATAAGTTTTCTTGACAACATAGAAATGGAACACTCTAGTGGCGATTTAAAAGTAACTAGAGGTGATATATTTTTTGCAGGTTCAGGTAAAGGTATCAATCTAGGTGTTACATCAAACACAGATAGCAACACATTAGACGATTATGAAGAAGGTACATGGACACCCACTTTTTTATCAGGGTCTTGGACTTACTCTTTTCAGCATGGAGTATATACAAAAATAGGCGATACTGTTGTAGTTTCTGCTACGCTAGGTTGGTCAGGCACACCTAATGCAGGAAATACTTTAGGTGTAAATGTACCTTTTACAATTAAGAATGTTACTAACTATAGAGCGTTGGCAATACTAGGATATATAGAGGGTCTTGATACACAAGATAAAATGCTTACTTTATCAGGTTCTGCAAATGCAGCATTTGCATATTTTTATAGACTTAATGACAATGCGGCTCCAAGTGCTTTAAATGATGGAAGTAGCACTGGTAGTAGTGGTGAAGTACAATTCACTTTTATTTTTAAGGTTTAAAGGGGAAATAGATGAGCAGAGCAAGAACATTCGCAGATTTAGCAACAGCATCTGAAGCAGGTAGTTTAACTAGTTCTAACATAATAATTAATGGTGATATGTCTGTTGCACAAAGAGGTACAAGTTCTACTATTACGCAAATAAAGACAGTAGATAGATGGGGAGTTTCTTTTGGGGGGAGTTTAGGTGTAACTCAAACTCAACAATCACTTACAAGTGGTAGTCCATATGAATTAGGTTTTAATAATTTTATTAGAGCAGCTAATACATCAACATCAAGTAGCACAACTTCATATATTCAATTTTTTCAAAGAATAGAAGCACAACATATTGCAAACAGTGGTTGGAATTTTAAATCTTCAAGCAGTTTTATAACATTAAGTTTTTGGGCAAGGTCTAGTTTACAAGGAACATATTATGCATTTGTAGTAACAGATGATGGCACAGATTATTATAGGTCAAAGGCTTTTGCTCTATCTGCTGATACTTGGACTAAAGTTACATTTACTATAGAGGGTAATTCTAACTTAACTATAAATGACGATAATGGGATAGGTTTTACAGTAAATATTGTACCTCATTATGCCACTGGTTATACAGGTTCAAATGCAAATACAACAAGTTGGTATACTTTAGTTAGTAATGATTATATGCCAGACTTTGCACAAAGTTGGAGTGAATCTTCAGGTGCAACATTTGATGTTACAGGGGTGCAATTAGAATTAGGACAAGTAGCTACATCTTATAAACATGAAAATTTTGCAGATAATTTAGCTAGATGCCAAAGGTATTATTTTAATATTACAGGAGATAACACGGATTATGCAGGTTTAATGGGTTATGCAAATGGAACTAGTGACGTAAGATTTAGTGTAAAATTTCCTGTGCCTATGAGGGCAAATCCTACTTTTGCAGGAACTTCTACTGCTTGTAGAATGGATGCAGCAGACGATAGTAATGAATTTGACATTGATGAGTTAGCTATAGAAAGACCACACACAACAAGTTCTCCTTCTACTATAAACTTAATTGAAAGTGCGGCAGATGGTATGACAGCAGGTCAAGGTGGGCAACTTGAATTTCGTGCTGATAGTGGGGAATTAGAATTTGATGCAGAGTTATAGGAGATTATATGATAAAAAAAATAAATATAACATCAGCTAAATATGTAAAAGATTCAACAGGTCAAAATTTGCAATCTCTTAAAGTTGTAATAGATGGTCAAAAATTATCTGTTCCAATAGATGAAGCTAACACACACTACGCTGAAATCAAACGACAAGTTGATGCAGGTGAACTTACAATAGAGGATGCAGACTAATGGCAATATCAAAGATAGGAAGTAATTCAGTAAATCTAGCATCAGGACTTGATATAGCTGATGGTGACATAACAGTAGCAAGTGGTCATGGTATTAACTTTGCTGCTACTAGCGATGCAAGTGGTATGGCATCTGAATTATTAGACGACTATGAAGAAGGCACTTGGACACCTGCATGGACAGGGGGAATATCTTCTCCTACATATAGTATACAACATGGTAGATATACTAAAACTGGAAACGTATGTACAGCTTATTTTTATTTAGATATATCAAATGGAACAGATGGTAGTGGTCATGCTGTAATAGGTGGATTACCTTTTACTTCTACAGTCACTATGTATTGGGTTGCAACAGGATACAATAACTCTAGTGATAATAATAATGACAATGTTATTGTAATATGTTTTCCGTCAACTACAAGTCTATATTTTTATTCACAAGGATTACAAGGTGTTTCTCAAATTCCGGGTAATAATCTTGGACATACTACTAGTCAGTTATGGCAAATAACTTATAGAACTGCATAAAGGAATACTCTAGTGGATTGCTAGAGTTGGAAGCCTAGAAAGGAGAAAAAATATGGCACAAGGTGATATAACCAAAGAAATAGAATACGATAAAATTGAAGTCGTAAACACATGGAACATACAAGTTCGTCAAGCAACAAAGATTATGGAAGAACAAGCAGATGGTTCTAAGAAAGAACTAACACGTTCTTTTCATCGTCATGTGTTAGCACCATTTCATTCTAATAAAGATGAAGATGGTAAGTGGACACATACTGCTACGGACATTAGTGGTGAAGATGCTTCTGTACAAGCTATTGCAAATGCAGCTTGGACTGATTCAGTTAAAACAGCTTATAAAACATTTACAGAAAGTCAGACAACACCATAATGGAAGTAAACCCAATATTATTTTGGAATGGACTACTAACACTCGTCATAGCACCTGCTATATGGGTGTTTCGTGGTATGTTTATGGAAGTAAAACGCTTGGATATACTCCTCAATAAAACACGAGAGGAGTATGCCAAACGTGATGATGTAAAAGAAGATATGCACACAGTAATGGATGCATTACAAAGACTAGAAGATAAATTAGATAAGATATTAATAGGTAAATAATTATGGCAAAGTTTAAGGCATTTAAGCCACAAGCCCTAGAACGTATAGCTAAAACAATGGGTTATACAGGGGATATGGGTGGCTTTCAACAGTATCTAGATAGTAATGTTTCATTAAAAGAAAGAATGAAACAGCTAGAAGATTCTGCTATGGAGATGTCTAAGAATGGCACTGTTAAACAAACTCAAAAGCAATCTGAAGATACAGTAGGTGCATTTGTACCACCACCTACACAGACATTTGACCCTGTTCAAATGCAACAAGGTGGTATGTTAGGTGCGTTAGCGTCAGGTGTGATACAAGGTGCTGCACAAACTTTAGGTGTACCAGCAGAAGCATCTCAAAGAAAACATACAGGGATTACATACGATAAAAATAAATTATACCAATCTTCACCTACTGCTGGAACACAAGAATATGCAGCAAATATGCCACCTGAAGGGTATCGTTTTGCTTTCAAAGGTGATGGTACTAGAGTTACAATTCCTGAAGCTGATTATATGAAACAATTTGGAGATTCTTTTAAATCTACTAATAGAAATACAGGTGCAAGAACAAGAGGTGTAGTTAATTTACCCACTTATGGTGTAGGCACAGCACAACCTCTACCTCAACAATTTATTCCTCAAGCACAATATCAAGAAGGACAACAAATACAAGACTTGATGGCTAAACAAGCACAAGCACCTGCATTGCCTATGGGTGGTACAATAGTACCTCAAGGTACATTACAGGAAACAGGGCAGATGGTTAATCCTGCTACAGGACAATTAACAGGTGCAATACAAACACCTATAGCACAGGCTACTACAGCACAAACACAAATACCTGTAACAACTCAAGCTGCACAGATAACCCCTACAACAACACAACAGAATGTAGCACAGCTACAAGCACAGGCACAACAAACAGCACCACCTGTTACAACACAAGCACAGACTGCAGGTGGTACATCTGTATCTAATCTTAATGCTGCACAAGGAACTGCTATTGAAATGCAGAACCCTGTGCAAAGACAGATACAGCAAGGTGAACTTATATCACCTGCTGCAAATGCACAGACAGCATCACAGTTTACTGAACAGATAGAGTCTGCCACAGCTACACCAACAGAACAAGCTACTGTAGCAGGACAACTTGCACAGCTAACATCTAACTTTGATGCAACTAACCCACCTGCATGGGCTGCAGGAGCATTAAGAGGTGTACAAGCTATAATGCAACAGAGAGGTATGGGTGCATCTAGTATAGCAGGACAGGCAATGGTTCAAGCTGCACTAGAATCAGCTTTACCCATAGCATCAGCAGATGCACAGACACAAGCACAGTTTGAAGCACAGAATTTAAGTAACAGACAGCAAAGAGCCATGTTAGCCGCACAGCAACGTGCTACATTTTTGGGCATAGAGTTTGACCAAACATTTCAGTCTAGAGTTCAAAACTCTGCTCGTATAGGTGATATAGCTAACATGAATTTTACTGCTGAACAGCAAGTAGCATTAGAGAACTCTCGTAATGCAAACACAGTTAATTTAAATAATTTATCTAATAGACAGGCAGTTGTATTAGCTGAAGCATCTGCTTTAGCAAACATGGACATGGCTAATTTAAGTAATAGACAACAAGCTGCAGTTATGAATGCACAAAACTTTATGCAGGTTGACATGGCTAACTTAACTAATAGACAGCAAACTGAACTGTTTAATGCACAAGCTAGACAGCAATCAATGTTTACAGACCAAGCTGCAATCAATGCATCTGCACAGTTTAATGCCACATCTCAGAATCAGGTAGACCAATTCTTTTCACAGTTACAATCACAGGTAGGACAGTTTAATGCATCACAGGCAAATGCACAATCACAATATAATGCAGGTCAAGTAAATACAATTGAAAGATTTAACGCTGAATTAAATAATCAACGTGAGCAGTTTAATGCACAGAATAGATTGGTTATTGACCAAGCAAATGCACAGTGGAGAAGACAGATTGCTACGGCAGATACTCTTGCAATTAATCGTGCAAACGAATTAAATGCAACTGCATTATTAGGATTATCTAATACAGCTTACAATAATCTATGGCAACACTATGGTGATGTTATGGAATGGGCTTGGACATCATCTGAAAATAATGCAGAAAGAGTGTTACAAATGGCTATGGCAGAGTTAGATGCTAAAGTTAGAACTGACTTAAAGAACTTAGATGCTGAAATCGGTGAAGGTAAAGCACTTGGTGGTCTTGTATCTGACTTATTCTTTAAGCCAATAGCAGGTAGTTTGATAGGGGGAATATTTGGATAATGAGTTATTTTAACGAACCAGCTAGATTAGCGTTATTAAATATGCAAAAGAATATGAGTATGGATGTAGATGAAAAGCCTGTAGAAAATAAAGGTTTATTATCTAGAACTAATCCTATGTCTATGAAGTCTAGCAATGGAAGTAAAACTGAGATAGATAAAGTTATTGAATACACTCGTAAAATAAAAGCAGAAATGGGAAAATATAAAGATGGCATTTAGACAAGAACCTGCATTTGATGCACCTATTCCGGGTCAGTCACTAACGTCTGAACCTAAAAATAGACCTTGGAGAAACCCACCTCAACTTGATACAGTTGAAGATGCAATGGAGTATTATCTTCCTAAACTATCTTCTCCTGAAATAGCACCTAGATTACTAGATGTAATAGAGAGAGGTATACCTTTAACATCACTTGCTGAAACAATTGTAACAGGTGGTGCTATGCAAGGTATTCATAGTATTGATGTAGGTATTTTAATTAATCCTATTCTTGTTGAGTTTATGAAAGGCATGGCTGAAATAGCTGAGGTAGAATATAATTTAGGTGATAAAGACAAAGACGAAGAGCCTGACCCACAATTATTACAACTTGCAATGAAAGAATTAAAAGAGTCAGAAGATGTAATTGAACAGGCGAGTACAGATACACAAGAAGAAATGGTAGAAGAAGAACCTCAAGGGTTAATGGCTAGAAGGAGTATGTAATGGGATTTAGATTGTCGTCAGCGATAGCAGGATTTGCAGAAAGAACATCAGAAAACTTAACAGCTTTGCAAGATAAAGCTGATGAGATTACTAAGACTGCCGCAGAAAGATATGCTAATGAAGCACTACAGGTACGTAAAGAAAGAATAAAATCTGTACGTGAATATACTCGTGCTGCAAAAGAATTACAACGAATGGGATTAGATAATGCACAGATAGAAGTTGCTTTATCAGCAGGTGTTGGTGGTGTAGAAAATGTTAAAAGTTCTTTAGCTAACTTAGCGACAAGAGAAAAATTAAAAGACCCATCATTTGAAGGTTTTAATACATTAGAAGAAAGAAAAGGTGCTATTAATAGTTTATTTACAGGATTACCTGAAGATGCAACAGGTAGAGATATAGCAGAACAAGCTAAAATATTTGCAAGTTTTGAATCTCCAATGGTAGCACCTGATGCTAAAGCACTTGGAGAGCAGGTAGCTGCATCAACTAAAACATTGTTTGCTCCTAAAGGTATTGACCCTGAATATACAACTGCACAATTTACAGCACAGGCTGAAGCTGCAGGTGGTAAAGCACCTGTAGATGTAGAGGGAGACCTTGGAATAGCAGGTGCTACAATGCAAACTGTGGCTGACCCTGTGGCATTTATTAATGCTTTACAAGTACAACAAAACCTTGATAGAGGTGGTATAGAAATTGAATCATTAAAAATGGATAATAAGTTTAAACAATTTAGTAATCCTTTATTACTAAAAGAATTAAGACAAAAATTAGAAATAGGTGAAATACAAAAAGGTAACTTAGAAGTTGAAGGCTTGTTAAATAATGCTAAACTAGCTAGTGAACGTATTGACTTACATTTAAAACGTAAGTTTGGAACTAAAAAATATGAAGCAGAGTTAGAAAATCTTGCAGCTCAGACAGCTAGAACAGTTGCTGAAACAGGAAGACCTACTAGTTATGAAGAGTTAATTTCAGGTATGCAATGGGAACTTTCACAAATAGACGCAGAGAAAGACCCAGAAAAAGTTGCACTTCTTAAAACTAAAATTAATGAAGCAAATTTAAACTATACTGCATTTGAACTTGTTGGTGAAGATGGTCAACCTGATTTAACAGGATTAGGTTCTATGCAAAAACTACTAGGTCAGATTGTTACAAATAAATCTGCAGGTAAATTTGTAATGGGAACTGACTTTTTAATATCTGAAACAGGTGATATTATTTGGAAGGGCGAGAAAGAAGGACAAGATACATTCAATGACATAAAAAGAGAAGCGTCTAAAGATTTTGTAGATGCACTTGCACCTAACGGACAGTTTGTTAATGAAGGTGCTAGGATAGCAGTAACAGGATTAGCAGGAAATATGTATAAATTAATGTATCCAACAGAAACTGAATTATTATCTATGTTAAATACTGAGTTTATAGACGCTGAATCAGATTTTAATACAGGTAAATCTAGCCTTGATGATATTACAAATTTTGTGTTGCAAAAATTAAAAGTTAGAAATCCTGATGCTACTTTAGAGGATGCTAAAAGGCTAGTTAGTGAAGCAAGGTAGTTAAAATGTCTAGTTTTTCAATATCAGACTCAATGAAACTATCAAAAGGCTCTGATGCAAATTTAAGTAAATCTTTTGCCGCATCTAAAAATTCATTGCGTGATGCTATGAATATAGGTAAAACTGTTAAAGAACCTGAACCAATAGAAGATGATGAAGTTGAGTTTACTCCTTATGAAGTTTCTGAAGATGAACGGATTACACTTGATGAGTTTGCTAACAATGACTCACTTATACAGGACATTAGAGACTATAGCATAGATAGATATGGTATAGAAGATGGTGGTCAAAGAAAAGGAGAGTCAAACAGACAATACCTTAATAGATTTTTAAGAGAAGTACACAGGTTTGAAAACAATAGTGTATATCTATCCTCTATGATAGACTATCTTAGAAATGCTGATGATGACCAACGAAGAACTTTTGGTAGAGCATACGAAGCATACTTACAAACACCCATGTTCTATGAAGAAGGTGGAGCAGGTATGAGAGCCGTAGGTGAAGTTGTTGCAGCAGGTATAAGTGACCCAATAAATTTATTTACAGCAGGTTTTGGTAGATTATTTGCGTCTACAGCAGGTAAACAAGCTGCCCAAAAAGGTATTACAAAATTTCTTACAAGTCCAACAACTAAAGCTGTGGCTGCAGGTGCTGTTACAGAAGGAACTTTAGGTGTTGCAGAAGATATAGGACTGCAAGACATTGAAAGAAAAGGTAAAGTATTTGGTAAAGAAGATATTAGTCTGACCCAAGCTGCTATTGTTGGTGGAGCATCTTCTGTATTAGGTGGTGCACTAGCAGGTGTTGCACAAAAAGGTGTACCTAACCCTCTTAGATTATTAAAAAGAAAAAAGAAAGCATCACCTGATGAACTAATACAGGCAAAAGAAACAGCTAAAGCAAATGAAATAGAAACATTTGACCCTGTTAATGGTCCTGTTAAATCTAAAACTGAAATAGAACTTGAGGGTAGAAGAGCACTCGACAAACAAGGAAAACCTACACCTGTATCTGAGATGCAGGTTAGAAAAGAACTATCAAGACAGATGACAAGGGTAGTTACAAATCTTGTTAAAGAACAAAAAGAGTTGATAGATGCAGGTCAACTAGACTTATCTGATAACTTAGACTTTGCTGATAAAAAATATCTAGTAAAAGTTGGTGACAAAGTATTAGAAAAGAAGGATAAGGTAGGAGATTTTGTACAAAGAATTTTAGATGACCCTGATAAAATAGATTCAGATGCTTTATCTAGGGCATTAAAGAAAGAAAATATATCTGCTGAAACATTTACAGAGTTTCTACAGAGCACAGAAAACTATGCATCAATGCAAAAATTAACGCTATCTGATGCAGCTAAAACTATGAATGCATATTCACAGTTAGGTAAATTAAAAAAGAAAATAGTAGAAGTATCACCTGAGTTTAAGAAACGTGCCGATGAATTATTTGGTGCAGATGAAGAAATGATGGATGGTTTAGGAAGATTTAATAAATTCTTCCGTAACTTAGATAGAAATAGAAGAGCATTAATGGTGTCTCAAATAGCCACCACAGTTCGTAATGCTGCAACAGGTTTATCTGTAGTTACTTTTCAAACAGGTGCTGACATGATGGAAGCTGCACTTTACTATGGTGGTAAAAGTATAAAAGCTACACTAACAGGTAACGCTAGTTTATCAGGATTTAAAAGAGGTCTCGTAGATGCATCAAGAGATGCGTTTGGAACTCTTGCATATTTATCTGAGCAAGGTTTAAGTAAAGAATTAGCTGACATAACCTTGCATAATAACCCACGATTAAACAATACTTTATTTAGAACATTACAAGAAGTAGGAGATGACTCAGATGGATTGTGGTGGGTAAGTAAAAAACTTAATTATCTAAACTTACAACAAGATAGTTTTTTTAGAAGAGCATTTTATACTGCATCAATAGATAAAAGTTTAAGAAGAACAGGTACATCTCTTGCTGATGTTGTAAGAGAGAATAAAGATGTACCTCTATCTATACTTAAAAAAGGTGTTGATGATGCACTTAAAGGTACGTTTGCACACATGCCTAAGAAGGGTGCGGCACATCACTTTATAAAGTTTGTTGAAACAATTCCTGCTACTAATCCAATAACTGCTATACCATCAGCATTTATAGGTACAGGTGCATTCCCATTTGCTAGATTTATGGCAAATGCTATGGCATTTCAATTAAAATATAGCCCTTTAAATGGTGCTTACGCAGTATTAAAGACTGCTAAAAATGGTAAGAAATTACTAACAGGAACACTAGACCAAAGAGAAGCTATGGACATTACGGAAAGAATGTCACAGGGTTTAGTGGGTAGTGCAGCCTTATATGCGGCATATCAATACAGGGCAAACAATCAAGATACAGAATGGTTCAATGCTAAAGATGCCGAAGGTAGAACATTTGACCTAAGACCTTTCTTTCCTGCTGCACCATATCTTGTTGTTGCAGATATATTATATAAGTCAGCTATATTTGATGAGGATAGAGAAAGCACACTAAGTAATACAGATGCAAGAACTTTAATACAAGGTTTTACAGGTGCTCAGTTTAGAGCAGGTGCAGCGTCAACAACAATAGATAGATTTTTTGAGATTATGGGTCAAGAACCTGATATATCTACAGTGCAATCTGAAAGATTAGCTGAGATGGTAGGTGAATATCTTGGAGAAATAACAGGTGGGTTTGTAACAACTGCTAGAATGTTTAAAGATGTGATGGCACAGTTTAATGAAGAGTCATCTATCGTAAGAGACTCTAGACAAGTAACAGGTGAGGGTGCAGTTGAAAGAGGATTAAGTGCATTTAATAATGCTGTAACTAAAAACATACCATTTTTTGAAGAGCAACTACCTGAGTTTCAAGACCCAACAAAACCTGAAACACTTAGAAAACAATCTCCATTGTTAGGTTTATTTGGTATGAGATTTAGAGAAAGACCTACTGAAGTAGAAAGTGAATTAACAAGTTTAGGTTTATTGGATTACAAGATTGTGCCAAGCACAGGAGATAAGACAGCAGATTCTTACATTAAAAAACATCTAGGTCAGCTAACAGATACGTTCTTACCTAACTTAATAAATAGTGATAGATATGCAAACTATGGAAACTCTAAAAAGAAAATAGCTGTCAATGATTTATTAAAAACATTAAGAGCAACAGCTAAAACATTAGCTAAAGTTGATGCAGAGAAAGATAAAGGAGATAAAACATACACTCCTTTTGATAGAGCACAATGGTTGAAAGTTCCTAAATTACAGCGTGATGTAGCAAATGAATACTACAAAGCAAATAATGGTGGAACTTCCATTGAAGAAGCAGGAGAGTATAGACTAGGTTCTGCCTTAGCTAGAACTCTTGCTAAAGGTGTAAAGTAATTATCTAGTATCTCCACTACCCCCTAACACTCCTCGTGTTTTTCTTGACTGTAACTTATCTAAATTATCTTCCATAATCTTACCTAAATTAATATCAAAATAATCAGCTAACATAGCACAGTACCATAGTACGTCACCTATTTCCCCACCAACGTCTACATTTAATTTTTTGTCACGTATTATTTTTTTAACTTTATTAGCAACTTCACCTGCTTCACCTGCCAACCCTAGAGATAAATACTCTAGGGCTTTGTCAGGGGGAAATATAGCAGTTGTCTTTGCTTGTTCTTGGTAAGCGTTGGCAGTTATCATACTTTTATTTTTATTATCCATAAACTTTTTTACCTCTTCCTCTAGATTCATATTTCTTTACCCTTTTTAAATTTACAAAGTAAGCGAAGTTAAATCCTCTCTCCCACTCACGATGTTGCATAGTGTTTAGAGGATAAGGACTTCTAATCCTGCCCTTTCTAAACGATTGTATGCCCTTCTCGTATTGTATACGTAAAGGTGCATCAAATTTAGATAGCTTATTACCTCTGTGGTCATATCTATTTATCATTCTTACCTTTCTCCTTTTTTTGTTGAGGTTGCTCTTCAGGTTTCATAAAAAACTTTTGTAACATTTCTAGCTTATCGTGGTAGTCAGCAATCTTGCCTAACTCTTCTTCGATAACAGCTTGTATGTCCTGATGTGGTGGGTCTCCAATACCTACAGGGTTAGTTAGCAATACTTCCATATTTGCTATTGACCTGTTTATCATACCCATGTAATATGTTCTTGCAGAACCTAATAATATACTTCTCATAATATTCTCCTTTCTATGTTGCTACAATATCAACTACCTCGCACACTCCTGCTGTACAAGCTAGTTCTTTACTACCTGATGTTGTGTCTATACCTTTTTCAAACTCAGATAGTTTACTCCAATCAATGTTCTCAGGCATTTGTTTTATAAGTTCTTTATACTTAGCTTTATCAATAGCTTGATAAGGTGCTTGTGCATATGTATGGTCACTATGTGGTAAGAAACTTATGCCTGATATATCTTCAAAGTTTTCATATACCCATGCACCTACCTTTAACCAATCATCTTCTTTGACTGATATAGTTACAGATGGCTTATGCTCACACCAATACTTCTGAAAGATAGCCCATGTATTTAATTGGTTTATAGAACTTAATTCTGTCTCTGCTCCTTCAGGTGCTTTCATAGGAAAGCTAAACACTGTTGTGCTGTCAGGCTTCATTACATCAGGTTCATTCGGAATACCTACTGACTTCATAAACTCAGTTAATGGGTCTTTGTTGTCAGCACGTACAGTACGAATGTAATACTCGCTAAATCTAGTATGTATGCCACTTGCACTATCCACGAGTTGAGAAACAGTACCACTTGGTTTGACACAAGTGATGGCAGTTGATTGAGGTATACCCAAAGCCTTTGCATATTTTTTGTTTGTTTCAATTGCTTTCTCCTTTAACTTTTCTAAGATACCACCTACATATGTTTCATCAAAAACCATTTGACCATCTTCTAGATAGATTGTGTTATAACTATTTAATAACTTACTATCCATGATACCTGTCAGTGATACACCAAGCAATCTTTCTTCCTCTGTATTATCTTTCCATATCTTGCGTAGATATTTAAAGTCTGTAAGTGTAGCTTGGAGTGTGCCAAGTATTGTAGCAATCTCTACCTTTTCAAGAAGAGTTTCCTCTGTATCATCTTCTCTTACAACAACTTCAGATAGATTACAGAACTGATATGGTCTAAGTATGATTTCACTACAAGGGTTACAACCAAATGCATGATTAGTATTTCTTCTTTCATTTTTACCTGCTTGTTGTCTAGCTGACTCTCTATTAAATATGCCACGTTCACCTGACTTACTTTCAACAAGAGACAGCCACTCACGCATAAATGTTTCCATACTAATCTTACCTTTGTATGCTACACTATTATTAGCTAGTGCTCTCTGTCCTTCATTCTCCCACCATTGACCTGACTTAGCATACCTCATTTGGTCATCACCTAAATTTGAAAGACTGATGAGGGCAGAACGTCTTACCCCACCAACGACTACAACCTCACCAATCTTACACATTATGTCGTGACATTCTATTGGATACAATCTTCTACCTGCTGCACCTTTAAATATACCGACACAAAACCGATAAAAGTCTACGAGGGGTTCAGGACCTGATGCTCTCCCACCAAATGTTTTAAGTCTAGCACCTGCAGGTCTGACATCTTCAACATCAAACTCAGGAACTTGACCAACATATAGCATCGCAATAAGTTCTCGTACTGCCCTTGCCCAACCTGACCTAGAATCGGCAACTTTAATTACTGTTGTACTATCTTCGAAATGTTCATTAACAATAGGAAGTTTATCTACGTTATCTCTCTCAACTGAGAAACCTACACCTGTTCCACACATAAGAATATACATGCATTCATCAAAAGCACGAGGGCTATCTACAGGTAGATATGAACAGTTATATCCTGCTACATTACATTTATCTAATGCTTTACCTGCAGTCATTAGTGCTCTCATGCTTGGCATAACATTTAAGTTAGCTATATTACTAAATATTTTATCTTGTAAAGCTACAGACAAATCAAGATTATGTTTTTTAGAGACATGTGTAACCATGTATTGCACATATCTATTAACAGTTTCTGTCCATGTTTCTCTTCTTCCATCTTCTTCTAACCATCTAGCATAGCGTGATAGTGCAATAAAGTTTTGGTAATCTGTTGGTAATTTTATATCATTATTCATCTTTTATCTCCTGTGTTACTCTTATATTTTTAATCTTAACTCCATCTATATCGTGTATATACTCACGCATAGCATCTTGAAACTCTTCTGTGACATCTCCATCTGATGGCATCATATATTCATCAGGGTCAATGTCTAGGCTAATAAACATTTTAACTTGTATTCGCATTTGTAATACCTATTAACCTACTCAAATACCATTGTGCTTTCTTTAAATCTTCAACACCATTCTTATATCTATATCTCCAAAGATATTTAATTATATTACCTTGTAAGTAATATTCATATCCATCACCTGTTGCAGCTTCGATAGCATCAATACACTCTATACCACGTTGATTGTAATGTGGTGGATGATTAACCATATCTTTTTTTGTCTTCACCTTTTTTGTTTCTTTTATAGTCTCACCCTTTTCAAATTCTATTAGTTCTTTTATTGTTGCATTCATTAAGCACTCCCCTTTGTTTTTGATTTAAAGTTTAGTTTGATTACATTACCTGTTTTACTTTCTATTGTCAAGCTATCTTTTTCTTTTTCTTCTGAGAAAGCATTATTTGATGCGTACTCATCTAACATATACATAAGGTCAGCATCTTCATGCATCATAGGTATAACACTACACATCATTCGACATAGATGCCATAGGTCAGATATGTCTTTTTTATTCATAGGATTTTTACCTGATGTAGCTATATTTATAACTACACTTCCACTCCATTCAAATGTGTTTGGTTTTACTATTGGAGTTAGTTGTATAATAAAATCTTCTTTTCTTAGTATCTTTGTATCAATCATATTTTTCTCCTTTTTATTCCTTTAAAAGCTATAAAACTTTTATGTTTAGTACGTTTTTTCTTTTTCTCTTTTAGCCAATCTTCAGGTATGATTCTATCATAATATCTAAAACCATTTTTAATACACCAATCTGCATAATTAGATTTAGCACCCTTACGTATCTTAGCCCTGCTATTTGTAAATACAAATCTTATGTCTAGTTCAGGGTGCTGTCTTTTTATACACACATGTTTACGTCTATCTATTGCAGTAAACCTACCCTTTGTTTCTATTATAATACCATTAGGTAATATAAAATCAGGGGTATAGGTGCGATATGTTAAGTCTTCCCATTCAATCTTAACCTTTTCGTATAAAAACTTTACACTTAATTCAGTTAAGTAATCTGCAAGAGAGTTTTCTAAACCACTCCTATACCCATTTTTACGTGCTATCTGTCTAGCACTGTACGCTGACATTTATAGCCAATAACGATATGTTGTCGTAGTATCATAGCCAAGTGCTTTCATCTCATCACGTACTAGCTTTTCAGCTTCTTTACGTTGTTCAATAGCACTACGTAGTCCTTCTGTTCTACGCTCTCTGTACTCTCTTTTCATATCCAAGAGTTCTTTCTCTTTTTCTTTAATCATTTCAGCTAAGTCATCTATTGTTGTAGTCATAAATTACTCCTTTCTTTTAAACATAACCCACTATCTTTGGGTTCTTTGCCTGTGACATCACGGCAGGTTTCTCTTCTAAAGTTTTCCAACACTCAAAACGAAACTCACAAAAGCTACAATTCTTTCCTAGTATCTTATTGCCTGTTGGTTTACCTCTGAAGGTTTCATCTTCAGCTTCAAAACATCTTTCAAACTTATTCTTTGCAAGACGTTTAGCTGTATCTTTTAATTTAGTTATTTCTTTTGATAAGTCAATACCTGTAGCAGGAATATATTTAAAATCTGCATTATTTTTATTTATAACCCACCAACCACCGACTTTCTTGCCTGATGCTTCTGCATAACCTGCAAGTTGTCCGACATATCCGAATGGGTCACTCTCTGATACAGTATCAAAAGATACAAACTTATTTGTATAAGACCATGTAGATGCAGATTTAATATCATCTACTGCACCATTTACCACTAGGTCATATGTACCTTTTACATTTGACTTACCTAATTTTAATTTGACTTCTTTACTATCTTCGAAGTCTACACCTGCTTCAGTTAGCACACCTTTAAATACAGCTTCAACTATATCTCCTAGCATAAAGTTAAGTATTCTTTTAGGTGATTCTACTTTCTTATCAGGTTTGTTTTTTTGAAACCAAAGTTGGCAGTAGGGTCTGCCGATATTAGACATTCGTAATCTAAATGTATCATCCTCTTCACGAGAGAATTGTTTCTTTAGTGCATCACGAATATGTGACACAACCATTTCGATTGTGTCATCACTCATACCTGCAAGACCCTTACCTGCTTTTTCAAGGTAGGTATGTAACTTTAATTCAGCTACTGAGTTCATTAAAACTGTCCATTGAACTCTTCGTCAGTAACTTTTACAAAGTCATCAACTACCTTTTCATCCTCTTTGCTGATAGCATCCTCAGTATTACCTGCTTTATCCTTCCAAGCGTTAAAGATGTACACATTGTAGTTTTCAATCCACTGCATGAACTCAGAGAATTGGTCTTGGTCTTGGTCTACAATTTCAATTGTATCTTTATTAACAGTTGCTACAGGAATGTAGTAGGTGTTACCACTTGGTAGCTTTCTTTCTTCACTTGCAAGTGCTATCTCGTGTTGCAAAGTAAGGTGTTTCATAGAAGCTATCTTAGCCACAGCATCACCCATAACCTTGAAAGCATCTCTATTATCTATCTCCCATATGAAAGGTAGATTTGCAATCTCCATTGCATCATTACCATCAGCATTGAGTACGTTACTAGCTGATAGAGTACCTATTAAAACACGAACTCTCTTAATACTTTTTAAGAGTGCTTTTGTTTTATCAGGTAGTGAAGCATAGTCTTTGACGAAACCTGTAGGTTTGCCACAGTTAAAACCACCCATGTTATCCTTTAAATCTACATTTAAATTATCAGACATAACAGTCTTAACATAAAAACCTTTGCCACCTTCAGGCTTTACAAACTTTTTGTACATAAATCTCTGTACATAAGGTCTGATTTTTACGTCATCAGAATAGAAAACATTATTATTATTTAAGTCGTCTATTTTATAGACACCACCATTTACTATGGCAGCTTGGGTTTTCTTACCCTTCACTTCAATCTCACCCATGATTGGGGAGTGAGATATCTTTAACCTCGCAAGTTGCGAAGTCTGTTTATTTTGTGACATGTCTGCATTCATGCCCATTTGTTGTGCCATTGCAGAAAAGTTATTTGTATCAATTGTATTATTATCTAACATAATTATATGCTCCTTTCTCGTTTGAATGTCTAGTTATATCAGGCTATGTCTTTCGTGTCAAGCCAATTATTACCTATTTTTGCTTCTAGTTCTAAAGGAACATTCAGATTAATATTAAACTGACTATCAATAATATCTTTAAGATTACTATTAGTATTCTTAATAACATTAATTACATCTTGTTCCTCATTGGGGTGGACATCAATAACAATACTATCATGCACAGTATTTACAATACATGATTGTAATTTATCTAATTGTTTTTCAATATCCAACAACACCACAGGTACAATATCTGCAGTTGCAAATGATTGTACAGGAAAGTTTTTTATCTGTGTAAAGAATGTAACAGAACCATTTGACCTTCGTTCTACAAAGGGAAATGAAAACTCTCTACCTGATGGTGTTGTTATCTTGCGTGTGCTCATAGCTTCTTCAGCCAACTTAGAATGCCAAAGGGAAATACCTTTGTATTTCTGCGTGAACTGTTTATAATATGTTGCTTCAGCAGGAGTTCTCCCAAATCCTGTTGCTCCATAGAGGGGTGCAAAGGTATGGGCTTTTGCTTCCTGTCTCGTAGTCTTCTGACCACTCTCCGAAATAACCTTCGCAGTGTAGCTATGTACATCAAATCCATCTTCAATCTCCTTCATTGCTGTTTTATCCTGTGACAAATATGCAGCAGTCCTAAACTCTAATTGTGCAAAGTCTGCTTCAAGTATCTTGCCACCTTCCCACCTAGATATAAATACTTTCTTAACAGGAAACGTACCACCTCTAGGCATGTTCTGCATGTTAGGGTCTGCTCCACTGAACCTGCCTGTAGCTGTCCTGTGTTGTAATAATCTAACGTGCAATAAATTATCTGACTTTAAATTGTTATCTATACCATCTATAAAAGAAGATAAGTAACTATCTAGTGCTGACAGACGTATAGCTTTTGATAAGAATGTCTCAGCTTTCTTCATACCTTTCTGCCTAGCTATAGATTTAAGTAACTCTAGATTACCCTTAGATGTACTCCAACCATGTGCAGAAATCCACTTAGAATTAGGTGCTGTGAACTTCATACCTGCAATTTCTTTTGTAGGTATAAACAGATACCCTAGTGCATTACATGTAGGACACCTATTCTCTTTAGCAAAAGGTGTACCATCTTTTCTAATTTTACGTATCTTTCCTTTGCCATCACATTTTTGACACCTTATTGCCTTAGTCTTATAAAGAACACTCGAATGTTCTTTGACCTTTGCTTTGTAGTCTTCGATGTGCATATGTGGAGATAGCATAACAGTCCATTGCTGTTTATCTTTTGGTTTTCTACTATATATCAACCAAGATAATTGTTCAGGACTATTGAGATTGATAGGTGTATCACCCATGAAATCTCTTACCTCTGCCTGTAAGAACTCTTCAATCTCTTTCTTTTCTTTTGTAAACTCTTCTTTAACATTACTTAGCTTAGCCACATCAACACGAAAACCATTTCTATATATATTAGCCAAAGTAAGGGCGACACGATTAGTAAGATTAACTGTATTAGTAAGTCCACTATATTCTTCGGTAGAAAGTTTATTAGTAATCTCATTATATAACTCCTTTGTGGCATGTAAGTCACTACTTAAATAAGATGATAACTCATCAGGTGGTATCTCATCTACACCCATGCCTTGTTTAAAATATTCTTTTAATGTGTCTTGCTTCTTTGTATCTAGGTTATATCTCTCAGCACACATCTCTAATGACAATGCTTGTTTCTGTCCACGTTGTAATACATACTCACCTAGCATAGTATCAAACACATCACCATTATATTTAAAATTACTTTCCCATAACCACATTAAATCGTGAACGATATTATGTCCAATAAGAACTGTTGTCTTATCTAATAACTCTTGTATTTTATTAAAGTAAGATGCATCCTCATCCATTCTGTACAGATATTCAACTCCGTTATCTGTCAAAGCACCCACCATAATCAGACTGTTGTCAGGTTCAAATGGGTCTAAATGTAACTTACCTTCACGTTCAGTTACAGTATTTTCTACATCAAGAACTAGTTTCATTTTTTAAACTCCTTACTACTTCGATGGCACTATCCAAAGGCATTTTAAACCACTCACATTTTTCTTCTTCTGCTATCCAACTAGCCCTCTCATGTGCCATGCTCTCAGCTAATCGTCTATCATCTACAGGAACAGCTAACTCTAGTTTATAATCCCTGAAAGGTGAAGAAGTTTGATACCCTTTTAATCTATCCTCTGCATCAACTGCCATACCTATTTTTACCCAACCTTTCCATGCAGGGTTGGACATTACATATATATAACCATCTACTATCTCATTAAAAGAATGAGACATATTCTTTTTTATTTCTTCTAATTTATCCGTATTTGACTTTTTAGTCAAGCCCATTTTTTCAAATGCTTTCCACATACCTTCTTTTAAATATGTTTTATTAAATGGATGTTTAGGATTACCTAAACGCATTCTCTTTCCATTAATAGTAACTCTTGCCCTGTTTTCATAGTAACCTTGCAGGGTTGGTGGATGTAGTTTAGTAAAGTCTTTTGTTGTTCTCATGCTGTATACCTCGCTAATCTATAATCAAGTTCACAATGCACACTTCCATGCCAACCTGATAGTTTATTTTTAACTACGTTTAAATGTCTTTGTGCATCTTCTTCCTCTTGTCCTTCAACTTGAGGATTCTTAGCAATCAGTATCATCAAGTCTGCTTCAGCAGCTTTACCTGTTCTACTGCCTTCCATCATACTTTGATTTAATACTATCTTGCCCTCAGCTTCTGCACTTAACTGAGACATATATAGCACAGCACATTCATACTGCTTTGCTATCTGTCTTGCATGTATGGCACATGCTTTTAATGCTTCATCTGCTCTTGCAAATCCATTATAGGTAGCGAATTTATCACCCATATCTAACACAACTATGTCAGGTCTAGAAGATTTAACTGCTGACTCTACCCAATTCATGTCATACATTGTCGAATCTTTTATTCGTATGTTATCTCGTATC